CGGTCCAGAACTCGATGCCCTGGTGCTCGATGTTGTTGTTCGTCGAGCGATCCAGATCCATGGCCTTGTGCGGCGGCACGCGGAAGATGGCGTAGATGTCCTTGCGCTTGTCCGCGCGCACCTCGATGAACTGGGCGTCCTTGTTGTTCAGGCCGAGCTCGTGGAACTTCATGCCCTTCTCAAGGACTGCCACCTTGCCTCGGTTGGCGCCGCCCTGCAGCTCCTGCCACCCGTCCCGGAACTTCTTCTTTGCCTCGTTCGTGGCGAAGGATCCGGTGTATTCGATCCAGCCGCCGCCCGGCTTCGCGTCGTTCGCGAAGAAGCGCGTGGAGTAGGACTGGATCGCAAGTCCTTCGCCAATCGCCTCACGCGCCAGCCCGATCAGGCTGAGGCCCATCATCCCGTCGTCGCTGAGGCCGCGCAGGTGCCAGATCTCGTGCCGCGAATAGATGATTTGGCGGCCTTGCTGGTCGGTGTAGATGTAGCGGTAACTGCCGTTGTCGAGTGGCTCGATCGCCATGCGGTCGGGGTGCAGTGGCAGTAGGTCGGTGATCTCGCCCTTCCCGTTCGCAGTGATCTGGCAGAAGGCATTGCCGCGAAGCGCGAGATGCCCCTGCAGCATCAGCTTCCACTCGTACGGGCTCTGGAAGGCGTTCGGCCGCTTCGCGATCAGCCGGTACAGCCAGTGGTTACGCACCTTCTCACGGCCGCCCGACGCCTTCGGCCGGTAAAGCATGAAGGGCATGATCCCGAAGGATTCGGTGAGCACTCGGACGCACGAAATCACCGGTGGCAGCGTCATCGCTGACGCCGGCGTGACGCGCACGCCCGAGCTCGTGCGCATGCCGATCGGCTCGAACCAGAAGCGACCGAACGGCGAGCGGTCGTTCGCCGCGTCCGCGCTGATGCGACTGATGAACATCAGGCGGACTCGCCTTTGTCAGCCACCGCCTTCGGGCGCTCCCAGCCAGCGATGTAAGCCGCGGCGAGCGTCAGAAAGATCAACAGCGCGCCCGCGATGGCCAAGCCCCAGCCGGGATGGATGACCACGCCACCGGCGAGGACCATCAGCCAGCCAAGAAGCAGGCAGAGATTGAAGACTTTGATGTTCATTGGGTCACGCCACGGTAAGTTCGTAGTCCTCGCCGATCACCATCGCGGCGGGGTTGAGGGCCATCAAGGAGACCGCGTCGAACGTCGCCATCAGCGGGTCGATCTTTGCGGTGCCCGAAATCTGCTTCGTGATCGAGGTGGCGTTGCCCTTGGCCTCCGCCTTCGCGTTTCCAACCGACCAGGCCATCAGCGGCATGCCGGCGTGTACCAGTTGCCGACCAGCCAACTTTCGCTCCGTCGACTTGATGGCACCGGTGAGCCGCCATCCCTGGCTGATGCCGATGATTTGCTCCGCCTGAATGCCACGGTGATCAGCGGTCAGTTCATCCAAGATGTCGCCGATGCCTGCAGCGTCCACGCCGATCGCGTTCTTCTCCGGCAGCAGGCCGGCATCGCGCACCTGGCAGATCAGCTCCGCCACGGCGCGGACGTCGTCGCCCGGCTCGGGCACGAGCACCAGATCGCCGTCCTTCACGAAATCCAGTAGCCGCGGCGCGATGTCTTGCCGGCGCTCAAGCACGATCTTGTGGGCCCAGGCCCGATGCCAGGCCAGCCAACGCTTCCGCCGCACCGTCTGTTCTGGCACCAGCGTGCCGGTCTCGTCGTGGTGCGCAGGGACCAGCATCTCGGTCTCCACGCGTTCGCGCCCGAGGATGCACAGGCCCAACAGGTCGTCTAGCCCGCCGCCGTCGATTCCCGCCACCACGACCTCGGAGCGCTCGAGCAGCGACTCGAACGTCAGGCCAACCTCCCCCGCAGCCTCCCAGAATGCGGCGCCTGCCCAGGCGTTCGCCATGAGCGCCAGACCGATCTGGATGTTGAGGTGCTGCGACGCCCAGGTGCGCAGCTGGCCCTCGCCCTTCGCCTCTTCGTCCAAGCACTCCGCGATCAGGCGGGGCAGGTCGACGGACAGGCCGAGGTTCGGGGTGACCATCGGCCAGTTCGCCGGGTCGCGCCACGGCTTCTGCTTGTCCTGCTGCATCTCCTCCGGGAACTCGTAGAGCACAGGCAGCATGGTGCCCGCGCGTTTGCCGTCTCGGATCTCGCGCGCCTTTTGCAGTTCGTCCTTGAACACTCCGGCCGGCGTCTCGTCGCTCTGCGTCGTGATCATTGCCAGGAATGCTTCCGGGAATGGCTGCATGCCACCGCGCAGCTGAAGCAGCGCCTTGTCAGCCCGGGCCATCTTCCCGAGCACGTGCACCTCATCGATCAGTGCACCGACAACCTTCTTGCCAGTGACCACCTTCGGGTCGAACGTGATGATTTCGAGCTTCGCCTTCGTCTCGCGGTGAATGATCTCCTTCAGGTGGCCGCGCACCCACAGCTTCTTCTCGAGCACCGGATCAAGTGCGATCGCACCTTCGACGGACGCGAAAGCCATATCGGCCACATCCTGGACCGGCGCTGTCATGAGGAACGGCGCTCGAGGCCGCTGATTCAACAGCAGCGCGACCAACATCAGGCCTAGGGCGCCGTAGGTGGTCTTCGAGTTCTTCTTCGGCACCAGTGCGAACAGCTCTCGGATGTACCTCGTGCGAGTCACCGGGTCATAGCCTCCGAACATGGCGCGCACGATCTCGCGGAACCATGCGCCGCTTGCGTCGGCCAGTGCCGGGGTGCCGTCCACATCAGAGAGCCTCAACTTGTCGTACACCGCCACGGCGCGGTCGCCATGCGACGTCAATGGCAGGTCTGTGATCGGCGCCCTGCCGGCGCGCATCCGCTGCTCCCAGTCAGGACAGGCCAGATTCCAGGTCACTGCAACGGCATCCCCGGCTTGGGCAGGATGTCATTCCATGCCGTGCCCTCCGCGGCGGTGACGGCGTCGGCCGCGGCCTGGTCCTTCTTGCCAAGCTTGGGGGCTGGGGCTGGCGCCACGGTAGCTGCCGCGGCCGGCACGGTAGCGGCGGCGGGCGGCGCTGTAAGCGGGGGCACGATGAACTGCGGCTCGTTCGCCAAGTACAGCTTCGCCGCCGAGGTGCTGCCCTTGCTGATCACCGCCTTGTACAGCGCCTCCAGCACGTTCACCCGGCGCTGGCTCGCGCCAACAGAGAGTTCGTGCTCGTAGTACTTCCGCAGCGTGTCGGTGCTGATCTCCAGCGAGACCGCGATCTGCTCATGGAGCGCACCGCCGCCCGCCGCAATGGCGACTTTCCGCTTGGAAGCCGCTGTCGGGACGTGCGCCGGGCGACCTCGGCTGCGCTTGGTGGTCGATTTAACCGGCATAGAACGGGTTTCCACTGGAATTTCCGGCAGGGGAGGGAAAATAAAACCTACGACTGGGGACCCACGTGGTTTCCGGCCCGACGGGTTTTGGGATTCGCCCCCCCCTACCCCCTCTCGGTCGGTCTGCCATGGGGTCTGCGGTTGGTCAGGCGGCCTCAGGCGAGGCGTTCGCGGGTCGCGTCTTCATCCACCCCTCGCACGCTCTGCTGCCTCTCTGGCGGTCTTCTCGTCGTGGTGCTCTTGGCACAGGCTCTGGAGGTTGGTGTCATCGTCTGCCCCGCCCTGCCACAGGGGGGTGATGTGGTCGGGCACCACGGCGGCAACGATGCGGCCGCCTTGCTTGCACTCCACGCAACAGGGGTGGGCGAGGAGCCAGCGCTCCCGGCGCTGGACTGCGGCCCGGCCACGTAGGCGTGGTGTTGAGCCCGGTCGCTGGGTCAGGGTGGCCAGCCTGCTTGGGGCTTGGCCGACCCTGGACTTGAGGGTGGTGAGCTTCATCCCTTGAGCTCGTCGATGACGCTGAGTAGCTTCTTGTTCGCAACCAGCAGCGTCTCGATGTTCGATTGCTGCACCTCCGCCAGTTCCATCAGGCTGCCGATCAACCGCACCACCTCGGTGGGCAGCATGTCGAACTCCTTCTGCAGGCCGTTCATGTCTGCGATGAAGGAGGCTGCCGACGTGGCCATGGTCACCCCAGACGGCCGTAGCAGTGGAACAGGCAGGGCCGGTGGCCACCGCCGAAGATGGGGTAGATCGACTGGTAACGCACCTTGAAGGTATCGACCTCGTCGGCATCCGGCTTCAGGCGGACGGGCTGA